CCAATAAAACCTTTAACCGCAGTTCTTAATGTACCTAAAGATTGTTGTGCTTGTTTTACATTAAACTCTATTGAATACTTGTCTTTTTGCATACTATCTTCCTTTGATTATCCTTCTAACTAAACTTATAACGTATTTAATCGTTGGATTGGTCATTCCTTGCTTGGCTTGTCTGCTGTGACCTTCATTTAATGGCACAGCATACTTGTAATCAGCATGAATTGTATCGCCTTTTTTAAACTTTGTATTTCTTCTGGCATTACCCGTGTCAATTGGTGTTATGCTTTTAAAATAGGTGTATGCTTTCTTAGGAACTTTATCTAATTCACGTCTAATCCTTTTCATGCGAGGGGATATGGCGTTTCTTGTTTGTTTAACCTTCATCTGTCGCTCCTTTGCTCCTAACTGCATTTATCATGTTTTGCAGTTGCTCTGTGCTATAATCACTGCCCAACGTTGAACCTTGTTTAGGATTCTTCGCCAGCCAGTTTTCATAACCAACTGCTGTTTCTGCCACAAACAAATCCATTGTTGTGCCAGACTCCAATATCTTTGACGGTAAGTAACCATAACGCTTTGCTAAAAAATCTACCGTTAGCAAGGCATTCAAGTCAGGTGTTATTTTTTTGTAGTCTGGCTTACGGAATTTCCCAGGCTATCTACCACCTTCTGTATTACTCTCATCATTACTTTAACAGGAATGGTTGATTCCTTTGTAATAACTTGTTTACCATCTTTATCTAAAACCAATTTTTCAACCAACGTTGCAATTTCACCATAGTTTTCTTGTTTGATTGTTGCCATTTGCATAAAGACATCCATCTTCTGTCTGTCATATACATAAAAGTCAATAGGTTCCCCAAACTCTTTAACGATATCTTCATCGTCAATGGTTACTTTTACTAATGTGGGTTTTGCTGTGAGTTTTGATAATTCCATCTGTTAATCTCCTTGTCTGTTTATCAGTGTGTTTGTTAGCACAATCAAAAATCTTGTTCTTGATGTTGCTTTTTCTAAGTCAGTTTGAGCACATTTAATTTCATTCTGTGCTTTTGCCAATTCTGCAAGTAAACTTTGTAAAAGTTGCTTGTCAGTCTTTGAATCTAATACGTCCATCTATTAATCCTTCTATTCTATTTATCTTAATGTAGAAATATGGGGCGAAAAACGCCCCATACCCCTCGCTCATTGCTAATCCCTAGAGATTAAGCAACCGTGTAGTCACCAGTTACGGTAATTGTAATTGGTGAAACCCAAACAGGAGCATCAGCAGATACGGTTGGAGCCAAACCTGTGATGTAACCTTGTCCAGATATTGTTTTACCTGTAGCACCACCGTCAGTGTCGCCTAGATAAATTTCAAAGTCTAGTAGGGTTTTGTTTGATGAAAGTGTCCAAACGCCAACGTAGTCCGCTTCACCCGCTGTCTGACCTGTGTCACCAAACCATGCGGTTTGATCTAACACAATGTTCATTGACAATGAGTTTGTTGCAGTTGTGGCAATTTGTAACTTAGATGCGGAGTTTAATTGTGTCCATGTGAACACATCATTCGCCGCATTAATTGTAACGTCCTGGATACCAGGAAGCGTTAATTCAGGTGATGAAGCAGAGTTTGCCGCAACACTAATACCTAATGTTGATTGCACTCCACTAACACCTGGGGCTGGATAAATGTAAGCCATTTCTGTTTCCTCTCGTTATGTTACTTTGTTAAAACGTATTTCCAACGTATTGATAACTAGATCACCTTGAATTTCAGTTGTAACATCAAGTTCTCTACGATGAATACCTGTTACCGTAGTAATGTTTTTAGCCTTCTTCAAGTCTGATACCAATTGGTCGTAATTCGCTGGTAATTGCTTCGCGTCTGCGGAAAAGTAGATACTAACTGATGTGACTTCGTTGTCTATGACAGGTCCATCCAATGCAGTTACTAAAGGTTCAGTCGCTGTTTGTTCATTATCCACATAAATTTTCTTTACGTTTTTAATGAACAGCGGTGATCCGCTTTCATCATATGGTATATCACTGCTGGTTGTAAAACTTCCCAGTGCCAAACCATTGATGTAATTTAGTATCTCCTGTCGCATCTAACGTACCCTCTTAAGATTGTATTGTCCTGGGTCTTTTTCAGTTGAGGCAATAGTGCCATCATCATCAAAATCATACCAGTCACCCGCAGTGATCAGTTCACCATATAGTTGTTCTGCCTTGTTGGCATAGTAACTAATTTTTTGTCTTTCAGCGTTGTCTTCGTTTCCAAAGTCAGCAATGATTGGCAAAATGTAATCTGCAAATCCCATGTAAACACACAGATCTCTAAAGTCGTTTAAACGTGCTTTAATTTTATCTGGGTCTACTGCTGGAATGTCAGCAACGGTTCTATATACCGTTGATGAATCACGTTTGGTGTAGTATGAACGCCACCAGGATGACGAGCGTATCTTTGTTAAAATACGCTCTGTCGCCCTAATAAGTCCGTTTTCTACGACATCGTCAGTCAGTCCTTCATTTGCCTCAAATAAACGTTGATCTTTTGCAAGAGCATCGTCATAATCCGCGAAACTAATTGTTACATTACTTTCTATTATGAAGGACATTCCTATCTACTCCTTAAGCCGCGTCTTTAATTAAAACGCCTCTACCAGCGTCAATTAAAGCAGTTTTAGCGTGTAAAGAAGCGACAATGTCACTACCTACTGCTTCTGCTCTTCTAGCGATTTCAATGTCTACGTTTTTCTGCATAGCGATTCTCATAGAATCAGCACCAAAGATTGCCATCTTAGCACCAGTAACACCAGTGTTAGTAGCATCTAGGTAACTTGAAACGAAACATCTAATGCCCGCGATAGTGCCCACGAAGCCATTTCTTAATGCTTCAGATTGGAAATCACCACCAGCGTATGATGTAGAACCAATGTTGCTCATAAGAGCCGCATATGATCCAGCACCAACTACACCGTATAATGGTCCAGTTTCGCCATTGCCACGAATTGTTCCAACTGCTGAGAAAATCTCATCTAGATCTAAGTCACCAGATGTAATTTCTTGGCCAGTTAAAGTTCCTACAACGCTCATAACTTGTTTGTCAAAAGCAGTAGAAACCGCGTTACCTAAAACACGACCAATTTCTTGTGGGTCAATATTTCCTAGGTCACGTAATACTGAACGTGCCGCAAATAGATCACAAGTGATTGTGTTTTTAGTGTCTGCAGGTAAAACTGCATCAACGTCAACACCAGGTGCCGCTTCTGCGGATAGTGTTGTAGCAGTTACGTTTGCTAGTTCTGGTACTTGTAATACACCATTTGGTGCGTTTACAACAGGAATCAATGCTCCACCTAGGAACAATGAAGATTCATGAGCGGCGTATACCGTTGCCGCTTTTACAGGTACAACTAATGCATCAGTGTTAATAACGGATGCGTATGCTGAGTTTGCCATAATATATTCTCCTTTTGGCTAATGTTAGTTTTTACAAAAGACCTTTTTGCTTGGCCTCTTTGTATAGTTTTCTATGTTCAGGATTGCTCATATCCATGTTAGCCAAATCAATATCTCCTGCCAAGCGTCCTGGAGCAACACTAGTTTTTGTGCTAGTAGTTGTTACCCCCGCCTTGCGGAAATGTGGATTCAAATCTAACCACTCTTTAACGAAATCATCAACCGTTAGCAAGGATCCTTGATCATTGTAACGCACATTACCATTGTCGTCTAACACTTCTACCTCTTCGCCAGTTTCATTTAATCTGACCTTACTTGATAGCAGTTGTCTTACCTGGGCAGGGTTGACACTATCGTATCTTGCCGCCGCGTCAATCAATGGTGTGTTGACCTTGTATTCTTTAATCATTGCATCTCGTTTTTGGATTTCAGCATCCTTTTTTGAAGCAAGTTCTTGAAGTGTTTTTTCAAACTCACCACGTTTAAGTTGTTGCTCTGTGCGTCTTTTTTCCGCTTCTGCTTTCAACTGGCGTAGTTCTTCAGGATCACCTAGTTCTTCATATGGACGTAAAACTTTTTTAGTGATGGA